GGCTCTTAGTATTGTGGATCCTGATGTACCTTTTGGAACTTCTTTGTTGTTTTTGAAGTATACATCTTGATTTTTATTGTTTACAACTCGTATATACTCTCCAGATTGAAACAACCTTTCGATGTTGGAAATAAACACTTCTGTTTTATTACCAGCAACAGCTGAGTTTTCAACCACGGCAATTGATTTTGTTGTTTCACCAAAAACCCTGTAGTTATTGACGCTCAAGAAATTCTTATTCAATGTGAGTAACTTTAAACTCTTAGTGACATACCAAAGGCCTGAAGAAGCTCTGAAGACGGAATCTTTGGTATAAAACAAATCGAAATCGGAATTGTACAGTACTCTGAACAAAAACTGATAAGAAGCTGGTGTGCCTTTAGATTTATATAATTGCTTAGCTATCTTGACGGCTTTATCTTTGTCGATTAAAGCGTCTTGTGGAAAATACTGTAAGAAATCATTGATAAAATAATCAATAAATTGATTAGTCGTATTATCAATATCTTTATAATTTAATAAATTGTTTGAGATATCTAAAACTTGGCCATTGGTTTCCATCCATTCATAATAAGCCTGTAAAAAAGATACAAACTTATCATAATCTGGATTTTCCCGTATGAAAGCGGGAAGTTGTGATGGTACTAATAGAGAAGTTTTTTGGCCGTTAGTTATCATGACGTTTTAGTTTTTACATTTACGATGATGGCATTTGGATCGAAAGCGTCAATTGATAAAATTCTATTGTATGTTGATGACACGATAGATGTTGATGGTGTGGCCGTTATAGTATATTGTCCTAAATCATTGTCTACTTGATATGGATTGAAGTTATTCAAATTGATAATACCATTGGCATAATCAATAGTTCCAATGTTTGGATCCAATATTACTTTACCATTTACACCATCAATATAGTATAGTCTTAGGGTGCCGTAACGACCTTTTAGATTAACCACAAGAGATGCTAACTTACCTTGTGTATCGTTTGCTCCGTTTGTTACAGTTGCATAAGCTGTTGTATAATTATTTCCTGAATTTGTTACTGTAACACTTATGATTGAACCCAAACTATTGAGTGTTGCTTCTGCTGTTGCACCAGTACCATCACCATAAATGGTAACTGTTGGTGCTGTACTATATCCATAACCCGGATTTACAATGCCTATCGTATCCACACCGTATGTTGTTACTGGAACTTCTTCTATGTAAACACCATCGGTAATCTGATTGGCATTTGGATATTGTACGGCAGGAGAACTACTGATACCACTCAAAAAAGAACCTTTTTGAATTGGTACATTGTAATATAGTTTATAAGTCGATGCATCAACAAGATTAGGATAGAATTTCTTTTGTAATTGTAGATTCAATTCACAAGCAATGATTGATTTGTTGGCTGTTTGAATTAAATTAATTAATTCTGAAGAAGAAAATGTTGAATTGAAAGTATTCAAATTTGTATCGGAGAAATTAGTAACTGTAGTTTTTACCAAATTTGCGATATCATTTGAAGTCAATGTTGTTTTCTTTGGATCATACAATACAGTTATAGTAGGCTGAATGAATGTATAATCTGGATCAACAAGTGTTGGCTGAACTGTCATTACCGATATAGGTTTAATGACATTTTGTACCAATCTTTGTTTCTGTGTGTCGGTTAAAGAATATCCGCCCGTTGGTTTCAAGGCAATAAAGACTTGACCGTATACTGGAGGTATATTTTGTTCTCCGCCCCAAACATTGACTGCATCAAATGATATGCCTAATTTGTTTTGTTGTATCAGAGTAATGTAATCTTCTTTAGTGACAGCACGGTTTTGTGCTGAGAACGCTTTTGGAGCCTGATACTTAATAGAATTTATAGATTCTTTAGCAGAACCTTTTGAAGCTTCAACGATAGGAGTAACAGAATAACTTCCCATATTGGCAATAGTATCCATCAACACAAAGTTGTTCGCACCGGCTGCTGAGGTGCCTTGTGTTGAAACATAAGATACAACAATCACATTATTATCGGATAATTTTTTACCTAAAATGCCATCACCAAACACCAATTGATAATTACCAGTTAATCCTTCTTGTAAGAAGTATATTTGTGACTTAGAATTGAGTGTAAGATAGTCTTCAGAAGACTTATAAATCTCAAAAGATGAATTAGAAACTGATTCTTGTACAACAACCTGAATAGAACTTGTATCGATATTTTGATCGGGTATTTCAAACAAATATTTTGGATTTAGCGTAGAATCTACCGTAAAACGGTATGTATTTGGTATTCCTTGTTTCAATTCAAGATTATCAATTATTCCAGTACCACCACTTACTGATACTGTGTTTGTGTCGATTGTAACAAAATTATAATTCACACCATCGATGGCTTCAGATAAGAAGTTGGTGAATTTTGGTATTGTTAGTGTTGGAGTTGTTACTGAATTACCAGTAAATTTGATGTATGCAGATGGTGCAATTGATGATTTTGGTGTATAATTTAATGCTTTGGCTTGAGAAACAACAGAACTTCTTTGCAATGCTGTGTCCAAGAACATCTCATTGGCCACCATATTCAAGTAGTAGGCATTATATTGTGTGTTGTAAGCCAACAGATCCAATAGTACAGACAAAGATGAACCATCAAAGTTATAATCTTTAAATGTATCTTGTGTTTGAAGATAGGCAATAAAGTTATTTTTGATGTTACCAAAGTCTAAGTCGGTAAGTTGAACGTTTGTATTGGACGATGCCATTATCTTGACCTTTCAAGAAGTAGGTTTACTGTTGTTGGCAAAGTATTATTTCCTATAAAAAACCTTAGTGTGATAGAATAACCATTCTCACTCAATTTTGGTACTACTAAAACTTCTTCAATATTCACTCTAGGTTCATAATTTCTAATCACATTTACTATCTCATCTTTAATCAATCCGGAACTCAATACGCCTATTGGTTCAAATAATAATTTGTCAATATTTGACCCTAAAGTTGGTTGGAATGGTCTTTCATAAAAATTAGTCAGCAATAGATTACGAACTGAAGCAATAACTGCTTGTTCATTGTATCTTAGAGCTATATCATTTGAAACCGGTAGTCGATTAAATGTCAAGTCTATATCTGAGTATATTTTATTAAGTGTTGCCATTTTCTATTTATAGAGCCTAGGAGTAAATTCGCTTTTTGGACTTTTGGTTACCGTCCGGAGATTTCTAGGGGCCGGCAAGGATTTCGAAATTTTCGGATTTTAGTTGATTCTCGATTTTGTCTTGTCTGTGCCAATAAGTGTGTTTACCAAGAATTTTTCAGATTCACCCATATTTACCAATTGCTTTGTGGTGTTGTATTTGTCAATTAAACCTTTTAACTTCAAATAAAATGTTTTGTCTGCGGTTTCTCGTTCCATCATTAAAGTTACAGTATTTGTAAAGGTATTAGCAATTGTTGATGCCGCAGAAAAAGTCAAATTGGAACTCCAACTACCACTAATTTCATCAGGAACAAAAGTTAGACTTTTTAAGAGTGTTTGTGTGCCAGAATACATAGTACTGGCTAAAAGGTTAATCTGATTTGCTTCCAATATACTTGTAAAACAACCTAACATTACAGAGTTATTTGCAATGCCATCAGTTTGATTAACAATATAAGTGGCTGATTTGGCTGCTTGGGTCGCTGTTGTAAAATATGGTAAATTAGTACCATCTATATGTTCAGTTGCATCATTAGCTTGTAACCTTACACTAGAAAGTCGGTCCGTGTGATATAAAAATGTTTTGGTGTTTTGGTCTGTATAATATTCATTTCCATAAGACAAAAACTGAGAACTGTAAAAAATATTATTAAATAGTTCTTGTATATTAGTATCTGTATTTGTAATTGGCCAATGTGACAGAATGACATTGGCTGTGTTGCTCATGAAATGAATACTGTTGGAAACTGGATTTTTATAATATCCACCAACATCATCATTGGCAATATCTTGAGCTTGCCATGATGTAATAACTGGTGGTACAGTATTTAAATGTGCCTGTGTGTTTGCGGAGAAAGTAACAACTTTTTTATTAGGATCAGAATAGTTGAATCCTAGCGTAGAGTAAACTCCTGTTGCATTATTTACAAGTGCCATATTATCCTCAATTAAAACATTCGTGCAAGTGGTGGTGATGTTGGACCCATTGGCGCAATATGTATGTGGCCGTCAAAAATAGTTGTGTTAATAACATCGGTCATCAAAACTGCATCCATAATACCAAAAGTACCAGTTGGTGCTAAAACAGCAGTTGCTGAATTGATTGGACCAACCGTGAAAATAGAACCAGGAACTGCAATTGGTAATGCTGGTGTCGGTATACCCAAAGATAAACCACCCAATGCGGAAGTGAATCCATTCTTACCTGCCGATACACCACCTAATGGACCTGTACTGAGTCTTGAATCAGCATTGATAATGTCGGCTGTAATAATACCACCAACATGTAAATCTCCTGTAAGATTTAAATTGGTACCCGTGTTCAATCTTAATGCTCCACCTAAGGTAGGATCGGAATGTAATGTTATATCAGAATCAGACATAACTTTGAATCCTTTTGATCCATGAACTCTGGCTGTCATATTACCACCAACTTCTAAATTAAAGTCGGAACCTACTTTCAAATTCAATTCTTTAAGTACATTGATATTGGCATTGCCACGAATTTCAATATTACACATACCTTCAATTAATACATTTTTGTTTTTAATAGTGATTTCATATCCATCACCATAAACTTTATGCACCTCATCACCATTAGGATGCATTTCAACAAATGTACCTGAACGGTGTTGTAGACGAACTCTTTCACGATGAGGTGTATCGTCCATTTCAAATGTATGACCAGATTCGGTTACGGTTGCATTATTATATGGATAAATTGGTTTATTATCTTCATTGGCCGCAGATTCTGGTTCTGACCACGAGCCATCATCTGGTTTCTCTAATGTTGTCATGGTGAAGTTTTCTTACTTTCGTTACTTTGACTGTTTTGTGCAGCTACTGTGTTGGCTGATGGAATACTCTTTGTTATTGTGGCGATTGAACCGGTTACTTTTGATAGATTATTTTGAGTAATTGGTTCAGAAATAGCTTGTATTGCTGATGAAACACCAGTGGAATTTGATTTAGAACCCGTATTTAATGTTGAATTGATGGCAACTGCACTAGCTTGTGTGTAAGCAACAGTTGCAAAAACTGTTTGAGTGGCACTATTTACTTCTTTCAAAACATCTTTTGTGGCAGCAACAACTTCAGTAAAAGGATTTGGAATTTGTTGAAAAGCATCAAGCAATACATTTTTAATCGAATTCAGAAGTTTTAATAAACATCCTGCCAATACAGCAGCAAACCTAGCTGGCAAACTTTGAATCCAAACAATAACAGCTTTTGCCCATGTAACATAACCCAAAACTTTTTGACTAAACTCTTTGATAGGTACTAAATATTCAACATTAAAACTGCGTATTTCTTCTGCCAATCCTTTTAACCATGTGGCTAGTCCAGATAGTGAACCTGATGGATCCAAACTACCTAATTCTTTAAGTACTGCACGAATGGCTTTTTGTAATTTACTATAACCGGCCAATATAAATTCTTTAAGTGCTGAATTCTTCTTCAACTCGTTGGCAAAATCACAAACATGTGACAAGCTTTTGTTTGTTTTGGAGATAATTGTACCATTAACAATACCTTGACTAATAGAAGGCATCGTTGTAAAGGACTTTAAAACATCGACAACTGGTCTTGGTGGGTTATTTTCAATTATTTTATCTGGATCAATTGGATTTTTAACTACTTCAGCTGTGTTAACTTTCTCAATGGCCGCATTTTTCGATTCTTTTATTTGATTTAATTGTTGTGTGGCATCAAGTTTTTGTTCTGTTAATCTAACCAAATCTTCTTTTAAATTTGCAAGGTCGCTTACAGTAAGCGGATTAACAGTTTGGCCTTCTGCATTTACTTGTTCAATAAACTTTTCTTTATCAGCAATAGCAGTTTTAACAGCTTGTAAATTAAATGAAATTTTATCAAGTCTTTGGTTAACTATTTCTTCAGGTGAAGATATTATTGGATTAAGTTCCATTATTGATTCCTTATTCCGGGTAAAACACCCATCATGATGGGAAACTGACCGCCTTCAGAGTCCATAAAAAAGCCAACTACCCACTCGCCAAGAGATGGGGACGAAAAAGTTTTAGAATTATTTAGTGGATACATTGGATGTGCCCACGGCAAATCTTCAGTTGGTATTTTGCCTTGGTCATACCATCCAAATATACGAACTTGGCATCGGCCTAATCCCAAAGGATCAACTCTGTTTTCAATTTCACCAACCCACCAGATAAAACCATTTAATCCAGCAAAATTATTAACAACTTTCGACATTATATAATACCCTTAACTGTATTTTTCCATATAGATGATTCGTTATCTGGTGATGAATATGGACGAGTAACACTCTCCTTACATATTTCTAAAACCATTTTATATTCATTCATTACTATCATATGCCTAACACCAGTCACCAAATAGTTACCAGAATAATATGGATCTCTAGCCTTCTTGGTTTTATTAGGTTGAAAAGACAATAAATCAAAACTGATATTGGTACCAACTGTAACTCCTGGATCTCCAGGCAAAGATATCTTTAACCTTGTATATGTAGACAACGCCAATTGAGCTGTTCTGAAAGGCACATAAGTCTCTGCATAGATGTCATTGGCCACGGCAGTATCACCTTGTTCTTTTACATAATTTAATTGTTTTTGGCCAAAATTAGAAAATATCAATTTAAAAACAGATTGTGGTGTATCATTCAGTTTGTCGCCAAATCTATTTTTGAAGTTGTTTGATATGTTGTACTGATTTAATTTTTTAGCACCTAAGTTATTATTATAAAGTGCATAATCAAAATCTGTAATCTTTTTTCTGCGAGATAAAATATCAACAGAAAGCAATCTATTGGCAAATATACCAGAGTTAACAGAGCCTAAAGCATCATAAGAATCCATTATTTCATATGTGGTAACATTGTAAGCATCATGAACGATATCATTGGAACTCATATTTTTAGGATTATATGTGTATCTATTATAAATTGGATTTTTTTTAGTATCCAATAATGTTTGCAATGATTTAAAATTAAAACCATACTTGTTTTCATACAACAACATGTCAGCTCCAGGTTTACTTTCTGAAGGTCTGGCATATGTAGACATCCAATTGATGGCATCAAATGGTTTGATGTTTGGTATTACAAATTGATATTGGCCGTAAGTTGTTTCAAAGTTTTTAACATTCAATTTGTTGTCAGGTACACCTAAATCGGTCTTTAGAATATCAATAATATTATCAGTAATGATTTTGTTTGGATAAGCTCTGCATACTTTTGTTTGTTCATTCAGTATTGTTTCTTCTGAAGTAAAATACAAACAGTAAGATTCGGTGTTCATATTGTTTACAACTTCACGCTTAGCCACTTTATATACTCTAAATATCTTATCTATTGAAAAGTTATCATTAGATGTTTTAGAAAATTTCATTCTCAAAAATTCATTACCTGTAAGCTCCATCAATTCAATGTAACCCATTGCATCAGTCATCATTAAATAACCTGAGGTAACATTATTAAACAGGTCCTCATTATATGATAATTCTATAAGGCCAATTTTCATGTCCAAAGTAAATGTTGCTGACAACAATGTCAACGTTTCTAGAGCATAGTCTTTGGAATAACGTAAGCCTTGAGGCACAGGAGTACTAGACACTTCAAGTTCCCATCAATGATTTAAATTGTGATTCTAACTGTGACACATGAATTGAATCAATAATGTAAATTGATCTCTTCTCTTCATTTTTTTCTAATTCATAATCATAGATACTTACAGCATGACCTGTTACTGTTTGAGACACGGTTGCACCACTCGGAAGAATTTTAGTAGTCAATCCTGTGGCCAAAGTATTATAAGTATCCTCATCAATTAAAATAGTTATTGTGTTTGTTTGTAATGTACTACCATCAACTGTCGATATAGTTTTTCTATATTCTTGAATGGTTCCAGTTGTATAGGCAATAACACTTGGTATATTGGCTGCAGCAGCTGCGGCCGAATATTTGTCTTTCATATATGAATCAAATTGGCCAGAAGAAAGTGGCCAATCCCAACTTGGATTCATGATATTGTTGGCATACAGTACCAACCAATACCTATATGCATCACCATAATATTTGGCTGCCACGATTTCTGGTGTATCACCTTCTTGTAAGTCGTATGAGTAAAATAAATTTGGATTATTCAATAAATCTTGTTTTATACTAACTCTGCTTAATAAGTTGGTTAATATAATTCCGTTTCCGTTGTTATCGGATGTTATAATTTTTGGTATAGAATTGAAGTATTGCATTATCTTAAAGTTCCTTTACCAATTCTATCTTTATCAACAATTTCCATTTCTTTGAACTGTAATGAAAGTGTTGTTTGTACAGGTGCACCATCTTCAAAAGAGGCCCATCCATTTGGTGCATAATTAACCTCAATGTTCGTTAAGGCACAATCACCATATTTTGGTAAATATTTGTTTTCACTACCTTTAACATTAAAACTAATATTGAAAACAGAAGGAGCTTCCAAAAACATACTGTTTGAAGAAGTGTCTCTACCTTTTTGTAATGCTGGTGAGAAATGATATTTGAACATCTTAATGATTCTATCTATTTCTTTTGATTCATCTCTTGATTTTGGTGTAAAAGTAAAAGATAAACCAAAATCTCTTAAAGAAATTTGATTGAACATCAATTGAACTTGAGGATTAACTGAGTAACCCTGTGCATTTAAGAGTAATGTGCCTAATTTGCCAGCATCGACACCAATAGCACCACCTATGGCTTTAGCGTATTTATTATCTGTTATAAGTTTTGTGACAGCTGGATCAGAACTTAGCAAACTTGTTAATCCACCAACACCTTTATCTTTGTATGTGGCGTATGCTGATCCAGCAAGTTGGTCAATATTTCTAATGGTAGATGCCATATCACCCAATTCGAATTCATTCCAAGAAGCACTATACTGTGCATTTAGTGTGTCTGGCATGTACAATGAAATAACATCTCTTGGCAAAAACCTTTTTGGAGTTATAGATACACCATCTTTTAGGCTTTCGGCTATATTATTTGCAAACGCTGCGGTTTCTGGAAATTCTTCACTGGTAAATTTACCTAAGTTTTCTTGTAATGCACCAGTTATGTTTCCAACGACATTAACTCTCTGTTGTGCTACAACACCAACGGTGCTTGTGTAACTAGCCGGCACAATTTCTTTGACTGAAAATGTCACATAATGTGATTTAGTCGGATCAGTCGCCAAATCAGCTGGATATTTAAGTGTTTGAACATCATTATTTTGGAACAAAGCTGCAAGTGGTCCTTTTATACCTTGACCTATTTGTCCAGGTATCGACACTCCACCAATTGATGTTGGTATTGAAATAATGGCCATTAATTTCTTCTATAAAAATTGATATACATACTATTTATGGCATATTCTGGAAGATTCACACCAACCAATCCTCAAAAGTATATTGGGGACTACCGAAACATCATTTATCGCTCATCATGGGAATGTAGAGTGATGGATTGGCTCGACCGTAATGACTCTGTGATATCTTGGGCTTCTGAAGAATTGATTGTACCTTACATGTCACCAGTTGACAATAGATGGCATCGATACTTTCCAGATTTTCTGGTCAAAATCAAAGGTAAAGACGGTAAACAAAGAACTTTGATGCTTGAGGTGAAGCCAAAGTATCAGACACAACCACCAAAACCACAGAAAAGAGTAACAAAGAAGTTTATCAATGAAGTTGCCACATGGGGGGTCAATGAAGCCAAATGGAAGGCTGCTAATGAATTCTGTATAGACCGTGGTTGGGAATTCAGAGTGATTACTGAAGACCATCTTGGTCTCTAACTAAATACTCTAATGGAATCAATCTTAACCACACTTACTGAACAACACTCCGCATCTAATTTGCAGAGATTATCTCGCCAGTCTATGTCTTGGTTCACCAAGAAGATTACTGAGTTGAAGAATCCAGTCAGTATGGTCAAAGGTATTGCTAGAGAAAAATCTAGATATGTGAGAAGTTTCATTAAAGGCCGATTGTATTTCTTTTTGTATGATCCAAAGATGAAAAATGAATTACCATACTATGATAGATTTCCTTTGGTTTTGATATTGGAAAAGTATGATGATGGTTTCCTTGGATTAAACCTACATTACTTACCAGTTAAGTATAGGATTTTGTTCCTTAGGAAACTGATGCAGTTTGCAATCCTGGACGATCAGGACGAAATCAAGCGTATGAGAGTCACATACGACATATTAAATGCGTCCAAGAGATTCCGAGAGTTCAAGCCGTGTATTAAAAAGTACTTGTTCCCTCACATTAAGTCTAGAATTCTGGCGGTTCAACCTGATGAGTGGGAAACAGCCATGTATTTACCGGTTCACCAGTTCAAAGGTGAAAAACCACAGCAGATATGGAAAGAATCCATGGAAGAAGTTAGGAATTCATAAAAATGTCAGGTTCAATAACAGATTTTGCATCCAGTTTTAAAACGGACATAGCTCGACCAAGTCGATTTGATGTTTTAATTCCTGTTCCACTCACACTTTATCCATTTAGAAACACATCCAGAAATTTAACTTTTAGGTGTGAAACTGCTCAATTGCCAAGCAGAACATTGGCCACGGCTGAACAAAGGTTTGGTGCCAATCCAACAGAAAAGTTTCCATATCACTCACAATACAATGAGGCCGAATTAACTTTTATCGTGTCGGATGATATGTCTGAAAAATTATTCTTTGATTATTGGTTGGAATATATCAATCCATCATACAAATTCAATTTTAGATATAAAAATGATTATGCCACATCTATTACTATCAATCAGTATGATGTAACAAATTCAAAATCATATTCTATCAACTTGATTGATGCTTATCCTATTTCAGTTAATCAATTAGATTTAGATTGGTCTTCAACTGAACACCACAAATTAGCCGTATCATTTGCTTATACATACTGGCAGAACAATTCAATACAGGCTCTCGGTACGAGTTTGGTACAATCTGTATTGTCCGACATTACCGATAGTTTTAATGGATTGGGACCAGATGGATTCTCCACAAATATACCAATGGATAATCCTTTACTTGGTGGTATTAATGAAGCGTCTATTGAAGCTATACAATCACAAAATGGATATGCGGCAGAAACCCAAGCCCAAACAGATGCTTTATTATACAGTTTAGCAAATTCGGAATATGGACCTGAATAAATTATTTTTTAATATGGAGTGAATATGGCTTTACCAAAAATTGATGCGCCAGTATATGAACTGGAATTACCGTTATCGAAAAAACAAATAAGATTTAGACCATTCTTGGTCAAAGAACAACGTAATTTGATGATGGCTATGGAGTCTGATGATAAAGACACCATTGAAAAGAACATTCGACAAGTATTACATAATTGTATCTTAACTGAGAATGTTGATGTTGACAAGTTACCTATCTTAGATGTTGAGTACCTATTCTTACAACTACGAGCTCGTTCTGTTGGTGAGGTGGTAGAAAACAAATACCGTTGTGAAAACTTGGTTGAAGATAAAACATGTGGCCATTTGATGGAATCCAAGTTGAATATATTGGATATCAAAGTAGAGATGCCAGAAAACCAAACCGATGTAATTGTTTTGAGTCCTAAGTTAAGCATCAAAATGAATTATCCAGAGTTTTCTATTCTGTCTAATTCAACAGGACTATCATCAGCCACCGACTTGGCCTTTGAGATGATTATTAACTCTATTGAATACATTTTTGATGGTGAACAATACTATTATGCAAAAGAATCTTCTAAGGAAGAATTGACTGAGTTTGTTGAGTCATTGAACCAACAACAATTTGTTAAGATAGAGAATTTCTTTAATAACCTACCAAAACTCAATAAGACAATTGAGTTAGACTGTGGTAAATGTGGTTTCCATCATAAGTTAGAAGTGGAGGGTCTAGACAGTTTTTTCGGCTAACATTTCGTCATGATAATTTGAGGAATCACTATCAAACTAATTTTGCTTTGATGCAACATCACAAATACAGTTTGACAGAACTTGACAATATGATTCCTTGGGAGAGAGACATCTATGTGTCTATGCTTATACAATATATTGAACAAGAAAACGAAAAAATAAAGCAAAGACAAGCAAGTAGATGACAGAGAACCTACAAAACACAGCTGAACGATTTAGAAGTCGGATGGATCCTAGAATGATTGCATCCGACTTTACTAAAGACTCTCGTAATGCTACTCAGGAGATGGTTCAAACAAAAACTAAACCTGCTTCGGTTAAGCCTGTTGCACCTAAAAAGCCCAAAGTAAACAAAGTGGGTAATGTTGAAACAGCATTCTTCACAAATCAATCTTCAGGTCAACAAAATAGTTTACGCAAAAAAGACTCTATTTCGGATGTGGCTGGTAAACTCTTTAACTTCATGAAGTATGCTGAAGATGAAAGAAAAATTCATTTTGAGTTATACAGAAATTTTGAACAAGAACATCGTGATGAAGATAAAAGACGGCACAATGAATTGATTGAAGCTTTAAAGAAACAAAGAGAACAAAAACCAAAGCTTGAAGAGAAAAAGAAACCAGAAGAAAAGAAACAAGAAGAACCTGGTAAAGAACCAGCCAAGACTCCACAGAAAACTGCCGAACCGGCAAAAGCGCCTGAAATTAAACCGCCATCTACTGCTAAGCCGGTAGAACCTCCAGTATCTCAAACACCAACTATTACAATACCAAAACCACCTGTTTCCACTGGAATATCTACAGCAACTAGAGTTGCAACTGGTGTTGGACTCGGATCTGTTGGCATTTTAGCTGGCAAAGAAGCTCTTGCTGCAAACATTGCAAAATATGAAAGTAAATCGTCTTCAGGCAAATCTTTTGGTGGTGATGAATATAATGCTTATAACAAAGGCACAAGAGATAATAAAATTATTCCAGCTGATAAACCAATTGATTTTAGTCAAATGACTATTACTGAATATTTAAGTAGAGGTAAATTAGATTCTAAAGATCCAAATAAATTGTTTGCAATAGGTCGATATCAAATTATTCCTAAAACAATGGAAGGATTAGTTCAAAAATTAAAAATAGATCCAAATACTACATATCTCACACCAACAACACAGGATATGTTATTTTCTAAAGGGTTAATTGAACTAAGTAGAAAACCTGTTCAAGATTATATTACAGGCAAAACAAGTGGTGAAGAAGGAAAAAATAAAGCAATTATGGCTTTATCTCAAGAGTTTGCTTCAATTGGTGTACCTTTTGATACTACTAGAACCGATAAAATTAAAGATAAAGATGGAAATATTAAAGAAGTTGTTGTTAAACTTCCAAAAGGATCATCGTATTATGCTGGCATGGGTGGCAATATAGCTCATAATTCTCCAGAAGAAGTGGGTGCAGCTTTAGATGCTGATAGATTAAAAAATGTTGGAAATAAAACCGATGTAATTAGATCAACTCCAATTACTGGCACAAATCTAAATCAATCATCTGTTCAAAACCAAGATATTAAAAAACAAAACACATCAGGTAACACAATTCTTATGGACAATACACAAACTAATATGTTTATGAATGGCAATCAAGGTACCCCTCCTGTGTTCTCTTCTCCTCGTAGGCCTGATTTACCAATACAACAACAGGGATAAAAAATGGCAATGTCATATCAAGAAGCCCGCAGAATTAAAAATACGGGATTAAAAGACCTAATAGCACAAAACATCGTGTCTGGCCAAGGTGTCGGTTCAGCTATTGGTTCTTCTATATCACAATCATTTAGATCAAAGATGACAGGCATCAAAGAAAGATTTGATCCTTTAAACATTGCTAAGAAATTAACTGGTAATCTTGGTGCTGCAATTCTTGGTCGTATGACAGGTAGAAGTCAAAAAGATATTAGTTACTTTGCTGGTGGTAGAAGAGGAAATTCTTCGGCTGGTATCACACAAGATACTGATATGGAAAATATGGGTCGTGCATTATACACGAATGTATCTGAAGGCCAAAGGCAGAGAATGAGAAAGGGTGATTCAGTTACCAATGTATTGGCCAAACTTTATAATTTGATGAAGAAAGGTTATGAAGCGGAAGAAAAAAGAAGAGAACGCACTATCAAAGATAAAATCAATGAAGAAGATGAAAAAATATTAAGACATAAAGAATTGTTGGAAGCAATTACTGGTATGAAATATACTGGTAAAGCATCTAATCCTGCCAAAAAAGAAGAAGGTGGAATTTTTGATTTTTTAAAGAATATGTTTGATGATGCTAAAAAATGGTTAGAAAGTCAAATTGAAAATTTAAAAACTTTAGTTGCACCATTGTTAGAATTTGTTGGAAAAATTGGCTTTAATATTTTAGGTAGATTAGCTGGACTTCTTTTAAGTCCTGTTGGTTTAGGTTTACTTGCAGCTGTCACTACTGTCGCATTAGCTGCTTGGATTTCCGATTTATTAACCGATTATGTTAAAACAAATGTTCCGGATATGTCTGCTGTTGGACCAGAAGAAGCTGCAGCTGCATTGGCGGGTAATGATAGAGGTCTTATTAAAAAATTAGGTGGCCGTGAGAAATTAGAAGAGATTGTTAAAAATGGTAAAGCACGAGCTCAAGAACTTATAAAAGATCCGGAAAAAAATAAGCAAGCTATACTTGATATGGGTGGTTTGAGTAAAGTGACAGAAATTGCTAATGGTCCTGATGTTGCAATGCCTTCGGTGACCAATACAGAATTGCCTCATTTACCAAAAGGAAAAGAAAGACCTGAGGCTGGTGATGCATTACACCGAAATGTAACACAAAAAGACATAGATGCTGGAAGTTTGGCATCCAAAAAATTACTATCCGACCAAGTTAAATGGGATAGAGAGTATGGTGAGGATTACAATGCTGATGGTTCACCAAAAGTAAAACAAACAGCAAAGCCATTACCTTCTGGAGTCGAAGCTTCAACTGCAGCAGCGGGACAAGGTTCAGCAACAGCCGCCAGAATGGATCCAAGAAGAACCGATTTAGTAACACCTGATGCTGGCGTTACAACAGCAGGCGGTGCTTATGTGGGTGGAATGCATGGTGCAAAACAAGTACCAGATTCTATGTCTTCTAGTACAATAACACCATCTGCATCTATGGCACCACCGATGCCAAATCCAATTGGTGAACAGGTTCAAAAGTCCATATCACAAAATAATAATTTGTTGATACAAGAACCTGCACCAAAACTAATAACAATAGACAACTCAAAGAGTGTGAAAATGTCTGGTGGTGGCCAAGGTAGTGGCATCATTAAAGACGGCACAGTAGATGTTCGTATTGATGATCCTACATTACAGAAACTACAAAAACAAAACTATCGGCCAATATAAAAAACCCCGCACTAGGCGGGGTATCAAATCAAAACATCATAACAAATTCAGGAGATATTAAGACTCTGCTAGTTTAGCAAAGTAAGCCAAGTCATCATCTTCTTCGGCCATCAATTCTTCATCAACAGGTTTCTTAGGCATCGCCTTAGCTGCTTCAACTGTAGTCTTTGCTACAGGTGCTTCACCAAGAACTTTATCTAATCTACCTTTCAAGTCATCATAAGACTTGAACTCTTTTGGATCCAATAGAACCTTGAGAGAGTGTTCTGATTTCCAAATCTTTTCCAATTCAGCGTCATCATCAAGCAATGCTGATTGAGATGCAAATTCTGAACTATCATAGTTTTGATAACCAGCAACTTTACGGATACGGAGTTTGAAGTCAGCACCTTTCCACAAATCAAATGGATTGATTGGTGTTTCATCTGCAAAAGCAGGATTCATTGCCTCTGTAATCTTGTCAAAGATTTTCTTACCAAATCTGAATAGAAAGACTTTGCCTTCATTCTCAGGATGTTTTGGATCAGATACGATGTAGATGTTTGCTGTGTAATTGAGCTTACGCTTTTGATTACGAGCAACATTCTTGTTTGCTTCAACGCCAGAGTTCCACAATTTGTTGTTGTGTTCACATACTGGACATTGTTGATTGTTGGTAGTTAAACAGTTATCGATTAACCAACCACCAGGACCCTGAAATCCATGAGAGAACACTTTAACCCAAGGGAGTCCGTCTTCACCATCAGTTGGTGATGCTGGTAGAAAACGAATCGTAGCCATGCCGTTGCCAGCTTTATCTACTTCTGGTTTCCAGTAGTTGTCTTTGTTGGAGGGTCCTTCTGAAGAAGCGCTTAGTTCTTCAACTTTGGCTTTTAGTTTGGCGAGGTTGCCTGAGCCAGTTTTCAATTTAGAGAAATCCATAATTTTACCTTTCTAGTATTAACGGAGTATGAACGGAGTATTGTCACGAAATATCATTATATATTATATTTAGGCGTTTGTCAAGCATTTATTGTGGTAATCATAAAGATTTGATGAGAATAATTTTCTTATTTTCACCCGTAGGTTTTACAAACAATTCTTTTAATTCTTCTTTATTATTCCATTTCATGGACGATGATTTGTGTGCCGGTAAACCTGAGGTTTCACCAATCCTAGACCAATTATCCGCCAAATAAACAGCACCATTTTTACCTGCACCAACAAAAGTAATGATATGTTTCAAGTCATCACCATATTTTTGTTTCCAGGCTGTTGGTGCTTTTTGTCTTAACTGTTTAAGAGTTTTAGTGCCAGCATTTTTAACTGATTTACTAAAACAGAAACGCCAATTGTTGGATATTTGATTGAATATCAATTTGTATTCTTGTTTGGTCACTTTCAAATAATTCAAAATATCTTTTGGTGGAGGATATACAGATGAACCAAGGCCAATCATACCAATACATTCAGGTAAACCATCTGTATCTTGGTATATCAGCCAATCAATTCTACGACCAACGGATGAATTTGTAGGTACATAAGAGTGGTGTGTTTCAATAATACTTTTTACCAGATTTTTTTGTTCTTGTGTGATAACTTGAACCAATTCAATCATATAGGCAGCTTAGATGTTTTCTTTAATAGATTAACTTCTTCCGCTTCTTCACGAATCTTGGCCTTTAAAACCGAGGTTAGTAGTGTTGATGCTACTTCAATTTCCATACCAGTTTGTTCACAATGGTGTAGTATGGCATCCATATAAGGAAGATTCTCCTCATAGGATAAGTTTTCAATCAGAAGACTGAATTCATTTATTTCTGTTTTCGTTGGCATAGTCATTTAATAGTTTAGTCACTTCTTTAATTTCATCAATAGATAGTATTATACTATGAGTTTCTTCATGAGGCA